ACACAAACATTTGATAGTAGCAATTATAACTATATAAAATTATTTACTTTTTCATATTCTCCAGAAACTAGCAAATTAATTTCAGAACAAATATCCGCATCAGCGGATGATGTCACTAATGTTAAATTGAGTTATATAACATATGTAAATAAAACTTCAACTAATTCTGATTTCTTTGAGAATCAATTTAAGAATAACAAAATTAAGTATACTTCTACTTTAGAAGCTTTTCAAGAACAAAACAAATAATTTAAAAAAATAGAGTGTAATTTATTATATATATGGCGACTATAATACCAGATTTAGATCCAGTTGATTCAGTTCCTGATAATGCGTTATTATTATTAAGCTATTCTGGCGCTGCTTCACAAATAGTTTCTTTTGAAGATTTTAAAAAGAATTTGACATTTATTCAGCCATATTCTGGCAACGATATGTTGCTAGGAATACAGGACACTCCAGTAGTAAGAATTGTAAATAGTAATAGATATATTGCTATATCTCCAACAGGATCTTTTTCTCCGTTATCTCAATTTCATATAAGTGGCGCTTCTGGATCAAATAATATTTTTACACTACAAAATCATAGTGGAACAAGTGGAGCTATTAGATTTTATGATCAAACTGGATCTTGGTATTTATTAAAAGACAACTATAATAATTTTACTATTAGTGGAGTAAAACCTAATGATATTTATAATAATAGTTTATTGCTTTCTTCAGATGGTTCGGTTTTAATTACAGATGGATCTTTGTATTCTTATACAGGGGTCGATCCAGATGTAAATGTACAAATTTCTGTTGCTACAGGAATTAGATTTAGTTTTGATGATAATATAAATACTAATGATATTACTTTTAGTTATAGTGGTATTAATTTTGATAAGGATGTTTATATTGGATATAATACTGGAGCAAATGTTGTAAGTGGAGCGTTTTTTGGTCCAAGCGGTGCAGTTTTCGTAGATAAAGATGATGCAACGGTAAGAGTTGGAAATACAAATCGAAACACTGATGCTAGATTAATGGTATCAAATGTTGTAGTTGCTGGATCTCCTTATAAAACTTTATTGATAGAAGACGCTGGTGTTCCAAATTTATTTTTTAGAAATACTGGAACAGCCTCTACTCTTACTGCATCAATAATGTATAATCAGCCAGTTTCTCAACTGCATTTCGCAAGAAATAAAACTTCTGCAACTGTTTTGTCTACTGATCCAGTTATTTTTGATTTAAGCAATGGTAGAGTAGGTTTAGGCGGTATTGATCCAACTTATCCATTAGATGTTACTGGAACATCAGCATTTATTTCTAGATATCAAAGTTCTTCTAACTACGCTTTTTCAAGAATACAAAGTAATCAAACCGCGTCTGGTCCAGTCGATTATGTAGCTACTGCATATGGTTCTGGAGATTTTAATTCTTTTCTTATAGGATATGATTTTGATAAAGCTACAATTGGTCCATCTGGACCAACTTCAGGACCAACAACAAGAGTCGGTCAATTTTTCTTTCAAACAGGAAACGTATCAAATGTTTATGACGCTTCAAGAAACGTAGTAACGATTTCGGATCAGGGAGATATAAACAATAAAGGATTGTACACAAGCGATAATAATTTCTGTTATGGAAAATTTATAGATATTCATCGCGCATCTAATTTAACTGGTGGCGCAGTATACTTAAATTTCGATAATATAGATTACGGTTTTAATCATTCTGGAATATCAACTTATCATACTTTATTCCCAGCTTCTGGAAGAATTATAGGAGTTGATTTTACTTGTCAATTAAATAGTGGATTATCAGATGGAACTGGTTATTTAGTGTTTAATAATTTTACTGGATTGACTTTAACTAATGTTGGCGGAAATACATTTGTTAGCGGTGTATCGACAAGTGTTAATAAAAAATTCTTTCAGGTGTGGGACGCTTACTCAAATGATTATTATGATTCTCCAAGCTTATCAAATCATTGTTATGTTTCTGGAGTAATTACAGGACAAGGATTTTTAAATCTCAAAGCAAGAATAAATAATTTAACTGTTGGAAACAAGTTTACAAATTCAACTACTAAATTATCTTTTGATCGTTATGATTATGGAAGCTGGGTGACTTATTGTTTAAGAAACGATGGTTCAGGGGGGACAGTTTTAAGTCCGTTAACTGGAGCAATGAATCTTACTACAATTGCTGAATATTTTTATGTTTCAGATACAGATTCTTGTTCTGGAAACTATATTTATCAATAATGCCTAAATTTTTAACATTTGAAACAACAGCGGTTAAATTAAACGATTCTATTTTTCCTTCTAATACAGCTTCGTTTAGTTTACAAGCAAGTACTGTTCCTGTTTTTGATATAAATGGTAATCTTATTGATTATGCACCAAATGGTCCTATTCAAGGAAAATTTAGTACAGAATTTTATTTAACTGGAGCGTTACCGGATTATTTAAAATTTGATAATCAAACTGATGTTCCTATTTCAATTTCTTTTAATAATTTTAATATTCCAAGTGCATTCTTAACTAATTTAAGTTTTAGTGTGCAGCCTTATCAACCAATTTTAGTTAGCACAAGCTTTGATTTTTATCACGGTTTGTTATCTTTAAATACCGATTTAAATGATACTCATAATCTTTTTAAACCAGCAGATGGAACTACAAAGGTAAAAAATGAATTGGCAACTCTTAATGGTTTAACTAGTTATATAGTAACTTCTAATAGATCAACATACGCACAAAATCCTTATGATTTTGTTGTTAGTAATTTTAATTATTCTTTTACAGTAGATAGGCAACCATTGTTAAGGGTTAAACAAAGTATTCCATCAAGAGTTGCTGTAAGACAAGTAAATGGTGAATTTGGTATAACAGCAAATAATATAGATGGATTGTTAGATATACATGGTAACGAGGCTATTTTTACATCTATACTAAAAGATTCACAAAATCCAAATGTTTATACAGCTATTGGATTGACTGGTATAATTATTGATCAAAATTATGTTGTCTCTGATTCTAGTTACGGAGTTGCAAATATAAAAATGATTCAGAATATAACAAAGAAAAGAAATATCGTTACTATTCCATTTGGAAATGATGCTCCTGAAATTTTTGAGCTATTGCCTCCAGTTACGAAAATATTTATTCCAGATCCTCCTCCAGAACCAGTAATACCTATTCCACCAATTCGTCGTCCACAACGACCAGTTACTCCTCCAATCAATCCTCCACCAGAATTAGATCCCGATTTAATATGGTTTAATATATATGCTGGAGTTACAAAATTAAATGAAAATTGCAGAAATAATACTGGCTCTATAAATAATATTAAAACGGCAAATGCAATTGATTCCTTTATTGAAAACGACAATATTGTAGTTGATGGCATTAAACAAAAAATTCATTATAAAATAAATTTTGCTAATGTTCAAAGCGTGATATCATTGAATAAAAATATTGATTCAGATGGAAATAATATTCCTTATGATTATTTTGTTTGTACGATTGGAATAAATAAAAATGTTTTAGATTTAAATCTAAGCAGCCCAGGTTTTGATATCGCAACTAAATTTAATTCATATAAACTTACAGATTTAGATGATCCATGTTATACAGCTAATTTATCAGAAAATGATCCTGCTAGATATTTGGGCCTTAAAGCAAGAGCTACAACTTATGTTCCTAAATATAATGAAAACGGAGAACAAGATGGTTGTCAAATAGAATTTCCGCCGGGAGGATCAACCTTATGCGCTTCTTGGAAAATTTATAAAACTTGGAATGAATTAATATAATGAAGATCATATTAAAACAACAAACTAAATAATTTATACAATGGTTTCATGAAAGCTATAAACGACTATAGAATATTAATGCCAAACATTCCGTTTTATCAAACGGGAGTGACTTTCAATGAATTTGATGTTGTATATTATACAGGAATAAATCCTGGCACATATATTGATGATAAAGGAAATAGCAGAGTAGTTGCGGCTCCATTTACTACAGGATACTTTTATTGTAAAACAGATTTACCATCTGGAGAAAATTTTTTCTACAATCGTCCAGATGGCAATAATAGCGGTTATTATTGGACTAATCAATTTTTCTTTGTTCCAACTTATGGATCAACGGTTAGTTTTAAAGCAAACTATTATGAAAATAAATTCCAAGATGATTATACGGTAATCATTGGAAAAAGCGAAAATGTTGTTCAAGTTGATGCTAAGTTACAGTTTAATAATATTACAGATAACGAAGCCAAAGCATTAAATCATTTTTATCAAGCCTCTTTCGTTAAACCTTCTCAGTCTGATGGTCAGGGTTTATTACCAGTGCAAATGGCATTGTTTCCTCCGCATTCAAAAGTCAGACCATTCTATTTAAAAACAATAGATAATAATTTTGAAATGGCGGATCTGAATTCAGTTTCTTTGACGCTTGAATCTCCATTTGTTTCTATTACGCAATGGAAAGAAAAATTAATTCCATATGGAAATAGTGATTATGATAAAAATGTAGAATACTCTAAGAATGATTATGTGTTTTTAAACAATCAATCTTCTAGTGCCGGTTTTTATTATTATACTGGAGATGAGTCTACAAAAGGAGCGAATCCAATAGAATCAAATGCAGTCTGGACACAGAAATTTTATTTTCAACCAGATAACGCTCAACAATTATCATTTAATTCTAATAGTTATAAAAATGATTTAGGTAATTTTTATTTGTATCAAAATGATGGTATAAATCCTAACTTTTTTGATTTTTCATTAACCTTCAATAACCGTTCCGACAAAGAAGCCAAAGCCATTTTACATTTCTTAGAAAATCATAATGGAATAGATCTTTTTGATTATGATATGCATACTTTTTTTACTGGAACAAGATCTTTTTATTGCCCAGAATGGAGTCATACATATAACTTTTTAGATAATAATTCTATTAGCGCAAGATTCATTGAATCTAAATTTAATTTTGATCGAAATTTTGATTTTGCTACTGTTTTAATTCCTACTGGTTTTAATTTTGGCTTTTTGCCAAAAGGTTTTCAAATAAATAAAGAATATGGTATAGTAAACAGCGGAAAAAGATATCCAGTATCTTATACAATACTTGATAATGTTCCATCTAATAGTTCAGATATTGATAGATTTCTTCATGATCCAAAACAAGATGCGACTATAAATGTGATGGCTGGCAGTACTGGTTATTTCAATATTATATATCAACTCCCAACAAATAAAACCGCATCGTCTCAAATAGAAGGATATTTTAATGTTGATCAGTCGCAAGACAATTTTGGAATAGTGGGAAGTTTATTTAAGATATATTATACAGGATCTAGCGCGGCTGATGGATCTTCTGCTCCTTATAATTTTCTATCTGGAGTTCAAAACTGCGTAGCTTCTCCAGTTTTATATGAGGATGAAGTGGCAATGTTAGTGAGATGGACATTGCCGCAATCGGGTTATTTTTTTACTGGTTTTTCTGGAAGAATATCTACAAATAGTGGTTTTTCTCCAAGTTCAGTAGTAACTGGAAAAAGTATATCAATACCTTTAAATACTTCTAATTATCTATATGATATAGGAACTCCAGGAATAACAACTTATGAAATGTTATTTACTGATTTAGATTTTAATACAGATTATTATGTTACAATAAGCGGAGTAAATAATACATATACTGATGTTACAGGGCAAGCTGTTTTTGCAAGCGGAGTTACAGAAATAAATTCTTGGCCTTCATCAGATCCGGTTTCTGGATACGAAGCTGTATTTACAGGATTGACGACTGGAATACTAAATCAAATAGGATCATTGCCTCCAAATTTAAAATTAACTAAGAAAATAGAAAGCAGAACGATAACAAGTCAAAATTTTGATTACTTTGATGTTTATGATTATATAAAAAATAATTGCACTTTTGCAGATAAATTTAATTTATACTCTGGAATTGTTTTGAATTTAAATAATGTTTTTATAGGTCCAAATGATGTTTTTGATAATTACGATATATATTCAACAGGAACCTGCATAATAACTGGTAATTATTCTTTCATGCCAAGCGGATTAACAATGAATCTTTATAATAATTCCGCTATTTATGGAAAAGGAGGAAGCACAAGTAAATTATCTACAGAATCAGATGCTGTTAAAACCGGAAAAAATGCGTTATATGTTAATTGTAGCGGAAAATTAAATTTAAATTTAGATAATTCGTCTTTTATTGTTGCTGGTGCTGGTGCTGGCGACAATATAACTTTAAGAGACGTTGTTAATTTTTCTAATAATAAATTTGCAACTTTAAAAGATACTTTTAAACGAGAAGAATTGTCGTCATTGCAAATTTTTGATCCATTTACAAAAACATCTTATACAAAATCAAAAATAGATAAGATGTACACTTCTTTTAACGCAAGTAATAATATAACTATAAATGCAGATAAAGCTTCCACTCTTGGTTCTTCGATTTTTTATGACTTTTTTGATCCAACCATAATTCCGTCTGGTCTTGTTTATGGAAGTCCAGGCGGTTCTTTTGGAACTGGATATTTTACAGCTAATTTAGAATACGTTAAAAATTCAGAATTAAATAAATCTTCTAACCCATATGTATTGTCTAATATTTTTGCGGTTCAAGGATCTTTATATCCATTAAAATCTTCTTAATATGCCATTTATAGAATCTCAAAATTTAGTAGTAGAAAAAGAAATTCTTGCTGAATTAACTCAACAGGAAAAAGATGATAAATCTCAGAAAAACCCATTTTCTTCTTTGGTTATATTGCAAGGAGGACAAGGAGGATCTTTTGGAGAAAAAAGTTTTAAACCAAAAGTTATTTTAGCGGAGGCTAATATAGTTTCTTCAGAATTAACTCTAGATTCTAGCCAAATATCTAACTACTACAGTACAACCGAAATTAAAACAGAAAATGATTGTGGATATGCTATAGATTTTAAAACAGACGCTTCTAACCAATGTGATTTTAATATAGGAGAATATAGTCCATATGATAATTTAAATATTTATAATGCTTCTCAGATTTTGCCTTTTTCTGATTTATATACTGGGGGAGTAAGTTCTTCTACCCCTTTATCTTATGGAGATTCTGTTGGTTCTTTTACTTTAATCACAGATCCAGACGCGCCGATAGGAGGTTTAACTCCAACGTTAGATACTGAATTAAATCTAAATAAATATTATTTAGAACTAAGAAATAGTTCGGCTATAAATGATGCTTTTTATCTACAAAAAGCTATTAATTTTTCTGATGTTAATACGAGTGTTTTTGTTTTTTATGTCGCTCAAACTGATTTAGTTAGCGGATATGCAACATATAATACTGGAGTAATTAATGCCACAACCGCTAATCCAACTGGTGGATTTTTTGATACTTTAATTGATGTCGGAGATATGGTTTACATATCTCATCCTAGCGGATATTATGGTGTTGAAGCAGAAATAACTGCAAAAAATGGAACAACAAATATATATACATTTAATGTTAAAAAGTCAAATAACGTACCTCCGAATCAGGTTATTTTTCCTGTAGGTTCTAGCGTTTCAATAATTGATGCGACATCATCAAATAAATTATCTATTTGGAATGAAAATCCTCCATCTAATATAGATCTTTATAATGATTTATATTCTAATGCAGCATATGGGCTTCAATACAATATAGCTAAAAAAGTTACTACTAATCATAAAGAAATTTTTAATTCTGTATTTTTTACTGTAGATAAAAAATTATTTTCTGACCAAACTACGCCTCAAGAAATAAGTGCGTCTTTCGAAAGAATTGGGAATAGAACGTATATGCAAGATCAGTATGGGACAGATGTAGTAAAAAATCAAATTAAAAATAAGTCAAAATTTAATATTTTTTATCATGGCTTTGAAAGGCTAATTTCTAAAAATAATACCGATACAACACAAGCGATAACTACTTATAGCTGTGGATCTGATACCTCACCATTCGTTTTTCAGTCTCAAGTAAATCAAGATATAATAGGTTCTTTGCAAAAAGATGGAAAAACAGTAAAACTTATTGTTGGAAGTCCTATTAAAAAAATAAATAATCTTAACACTAGATGTTATTATTCGAATAAAATATATGAGGTATTAATATATATAGATTTAAAATCATCAGATATTGAAAAAGTTTTGCTAGGTTTATCAAAAAAATATTCTCAAAAAACATCTTTTTCGTCACCTGTTGAATTTCAATCTACAGATATGTATTATTCTGAAACGGATAAAATAAATATTCTTGGTAAAATAAAGAAAACTTCTACATAATATGGCTGATTTAATATCTACACAATCATTAATTGACTTAGATCCTGATTCTTTTGTAGATCTTTTTGAAATATATATTAGCGAATCAACAGGTATACTTAGATTTCATGCTGGTAAAAATTTTAATAATTCATTGATATATAAAGGAAATTTTTATACTCCTGCTCCAATAGAATATGGAGGGTTTGAGTTTTCGGCAGATGGAAAACAAAGTCGCCCATCAATACGTCTAGCAAATATTAATGGCGTAATTACTAATATAATTAAAAATAAAAATGATTTAGTAAACTCAAGATTGAAGCGTTTAAAAATATTTGTTAAAAATTTAGATGATGCAAACTTTTCTGAAGGAAAGAATCCCTTTTTTGGTTATAGGTCTAAACGCAATGCTGTTAAAGGGTATGGTCAATCTTTTTTTGAAGAAAATTATATTATTAATCGAAAAGTAACTGAAAATAAATACATTATTGAATTTGAATTATCTAGTCCTTTAGACTTTGAAAATCAATTTTTGCCAAATAGAAAAATATCTGATAATTTATGTTCTTGGTCGTATAGAGGCTGTGGATGTAATTATGGAAAATTGCCTTGGATCAATCAATCAGGACAAAAGCAATCCATAACTTATACAAATTCTAATAATGAAGTTATAACAAAAACGGCAGATCAAATTTTTGGAACAAATATTCCAAATATTGGAATACCATTTGCGGATGAAAATGATAAAGAATTTTATTCTCAACAGGGTTATGGTTTAAACATAGGTGATAATTATTATAAAGGTTTTTGGGATAAATCAAAAGCATATAATCCAGGAGAATTTGTCACTTTTTCTGATTCTGTTAATTATGATTTTTTTGGAAGTAAGTTTCAGTTTTCAGAAGACAATATTTCAATTTCAATTTATGTTTGTATAGAAGCCAACACTAATAATAATCCTAAATTAAATAAACAATACTGGATTAAAGATGCTTGCTCAAAGAATATAAAAGGATGTTCGTTAAGATGGAAAGGACATAAAGATGGATTGCCTTTCGGAGGATTCCCAGGAACAAGACCTTACAACTATCAAACTTAATAATACATTAAAAGATATAAAGTCTTTTTTGCTTTCTAATTATCCTTTTGAATCTGGAGGATTAGTTGATTATGGCTTTAATGTTTATAAATATACAGCAAATCATCAAAGTTGCCATAAATTTATGCCACCAGATGATTTCTTTTTGACTTTGATAAGAAAACCTATCCTTTTTTCTTTTCATAGCCATCTTCATTTATTGACTCCATCTGAAGATGATTTATTTTTTATTAAAAATTATGATATTCCTATTATAATATATAGTTTAAATTGGGATCGTTTTTTAAGTGTAAATATTAAACATGAAACAAGTTATTTTACATGGCCTATTGAAAAAGATAGCTTGCGCCTCTTTTAAGGCAAAAGTTGATTCTTTCGACGAACTTGTTTCTTGTATTTCGGCTAATTTTGAAAATTTTGGAACTAAAGTAAATAAATTAAGAGATAAATTTGATGGTTTATTGATAATTGTTGATGGTAATATAGTTGATAATGGCAGTGTTTTAAATCAAAAAATAAGAAATGCTAAAATTATAGAGTTAGTGCCGATTCTTTGTTTAGCAGCTTTTGCTTCTTCAACTATTTTGTTTACAAGTATAACTGCAACAACGGTTGCTGGAAAAATAGGTGTTTTTTTAATTAATACAATAATAATGTCTGTTATTTCTTTTGGTATTAGTTTTTTAATAAATAAATTATTAACTCCTAAAAATCCAAAGCAAGTTCAAACTTCTTCTTATATATTTTCTTCTAAAGAGAATGCGGCAAATAGAAATACTCCAGTTCCAGTAAATTACGGTAGGTTAAGAATAGGAACTCATGTAATAAGTAGTCTTGCTATAAATTTTGATTTAAGTTATGTCCTGAACAACCAGAATATTAGTAGTTTACCTTCTTCAACAACAACAGTTGGTTTAATAAGCGCTTCTATAAAATGAAAAAAATTATATTACATGGCATTTTAAAGAAAATGTTTTGTGAATCTTTTTTCATAAAAGCTGACTCTATTAAAGATATTTTTAAATGCATGTCAGCAAATACCAAAGATTATTCAGTAAAAATGAATAATTTACTCAAAAAAGATTATGGTTTAGGTTTAATTCTTGATGGTGTTTTGTATCACGATATTGAAAATGATTTAGATTCTTGTATTAAAATGGCTTCGGTTATTGAAATTTTTATTTATTCCGGTTTTAAATTTGTCGTTGCTCCTTTTGTAGCAGCCGCGATTGCAAAACTTACTTGGGCGGCTGTAGGTAAATTTATTTTATTCTTGGCTATAAGTATTGGAATAAGTTATTTAATCAGCATGTTATTAAAACCTGGAGACCCCAAGCAAATAAAAACATCTTCTTATATATTTTCTAGCAAAGATAATGTTGCTGCTAGAAATACTCCTATTCAATTAAATTATGGCAGATTAAAAGTTGGAACTAGTGTAATAAATGCTATTTTATTTAATTTTGATTTATCTTATCAGCCTGTTGTTGCAAATACTATAAAAATAGAAGCTGGTGTTGGAAATTATTCATCAAAAATATGAAACAAAATTCTGATTCATTATCTCAATTTGGAACTCAACTGCAAAATTTTTTAAATGCAAAACATTCTTTTGCTCCGTTTGCATCAAATACAAATGGTGGAATATTAGAATCAACAACTAAATACTATGTTCAGGATCTTATTGGAGAAGGTCCGCTGGCTGGTCTTGTTGATCCAAACGGAAATGAATTGATTTTGTTTGATGAGGGGCAAAATAATAGTGAAATATTTAAAGGAATCTATCTAAACGATTATTCTATAAAAAATAATATAACTAATACATACAATTATAATAGATTGGAAATTTTTTCTAGAGCAGGAACAGAATTTCAATCAGCTCTATCTGCTGATGGCGGTTCTATTTGGAGTACTTTTTCTTTTGCTAATCCTGGGGTTTCATACGCAATAGACAAAAGTCTTTATGGTTTACCTGAAGCTGCAAATGTAACAACATTTTCTTCTTCTCAAACTCATGCATCAAAACTGAGAATAGTGAGAGGTGGTTTACCAATAGTTTCTAATCCGTCTCAATCTACGGTATCCGCGACACAAAAACAACCGTTTTTTACTAATTCTACTTTAGCTCCAAAATTTCAACAAAATTCTAATAGTAATCCAGCTAATCAACAATCCGCACAGCAATCAACAGAAGCTTTCAATATTTCTGCTTTTAGTGATTTTAATTTTCAATCTTGTTTTGGAGCTTATCATGAAATCAAAGATGTTAATACAGATTTTTTAATATTAAGTTTAAAAATTCAAGCTTTGTATATTTTTGATAAAAAAGGAAATACTAGACCAAATTCTGTTAATTTTGGAATAAAAATTGGATATAAATTAAGAGAAGATTACGCATGTTATATAGTTCATCGTGTTACAGGAATAGCCAGTAGTCCTTATGAATTTAATTTGTTTTTCGACGTTTCAGATTTTGATTTTAGCCTTGGACCTTATATAAAAGTATTTAATTTAGATCAAAAGGTAGGCGCAACTGAAAATAAAGTCGGGAAAGTTATAGGCGTTTCTTCTGTTACAGAGATTACTTCTTTAAAATTTAGATATCCTAATAGTTGTTATTTTTTAAGTGTTTTTGATGCTCGCGGATTTACACAGCCTCCGAATAGACAATTTGATTTTAAATTATTAAAAATAAAAGTTCCAGAAAATTATGATGCAGAATCTAAAACGTATGATGGATTTTGGAATGGAGAATTCGATTCTGTATTAAGATGGACAGATAATCCAGCTTGGATACTATACGATTTAATTACTAATTATAGATATGGATTAGGAAAATTTTCATTTCAAGAAAGTTTGGCTGATAAATGGAGTATGTATAAAATAGCTAAATATTGCGATGAATTAGTTTCAACAGAAAATGTTTCTAAATACAAACCAGTAAAAATCAATAATATTTTTAAAAATAAAATAACAGTACAATCTATTCCTTCTGATAAGGCTGTTGATTTTAAGGCGTATTTTCCAATTGGCTCTAAAATAGATCTTGTCAATTTAGCTTTTATTAGTAAAGATGAAGATGGTACACCAACCACCGAATACAAGAGTTTTAAAAAAATTGTTGTCGCTGTAACACCAGCTAGTGATAATAAGTCAGCAACCATACAATTAGTTAATGAATTTGGAATACACAGAATTTGTAGTTTATTTCCTTCTGTAAAAGAATTTTTAAAAACTAATACAAAATACGAAAATCGATACACACAATCATTAAATGCTTTAATTACGGCAGTTTCTTCACCAGCTAACGTTTCTTCTTCAGCTAACGTAGGAAGCGCAAATAATGTAGCATTGACAGAATTTATATCTTATATAAAAACTCAGTCTTGTTTTTCTGAAGAAGAATTAAAAACTCATATAAATAATACAGGAACAGCAGCTTCAGAGTTTAAAGGTTTTCTGCCTTTATTGGAGCCAAGATTTAGAGCGAATATATCTTTAAGCAATGAAACGGATGTTATTAATTTATTAAATAATATAGCTTCTGTTTTTAAAGGTTTAGTTTATTGGTCTAATAATTTTGTTAATTTTGATAATGATCGTCCTAAATCTCCATCTTACTTTTTTAATAATTCAAATGTGAAAGATGGTATTTTTCAATATTCTAGTTCATCAAAAGATACAAGATATACAGTTGCTAAAATAACTTATTCTGATGAAAATAATAATTTTAAAGATCAAACTGTTTATGT